CCATCTAATATTTGTGCTCCGCTATTTTTCAATACTTTCGCCAGTTCTTGTACGAGTTCGTCAATCAGTCCGTTATACTTTGGCATAATAACGTCCTTGCTCGGCCCGTCGATCATCCCTTTCACATATTCCGCCTGCCCAATCACCTTGTCCGGCAGGGCTTCCGCGCCCGTAGACGCAAAATCTGTTTCTGTCAGCTTATAATCCGCAACCGCCATTATCTATCACTCCATTCTCCGTGTCGAAATCCGCCTCTTCCCTCGCCGTCTTCTGTTGTCCGCGGCTTCGTCTTCCCTGTTTTCTACTCGAACCACCGAAACCATTCCATTGGGTTTTGGCAGGGCCTCCTGTAAATTCATCCTACCCTTGCACTCTTCGGACGGCACTACCTCTTAATCGGGTTCTTCATCTTATACTGTACCCGTATTTCATACAGCCCCAGCCCGTCATTCAGCGCGTCGTTTTTCACGATAATCTGAAACATGCGGGCCTTGCGCTCCTTTTTGCGCGCGGGAACAAACGTCGGATAGGGAAGTGTGCCGAAATCTATGTTGTCGAAGTCAATATCGTTCCAGTCAAAGGTTGTGTTCATGGAAAACCCCTTAACCATTTTTTCCCCGTCCATTACGTAATAAATCTGCCCCGACGCGGACGCAAACGGCATAACCAGCACGCCCGTTCCCGGTTTGTCGATCCGTTTAAACGAGGAGCAGTCCCCCAGCGTGTCCATCTTTGTCGCCCACGCACACGAGATCGCCCTGCCGTTGTCTGAATATGCCTCCATACCGAATTTAGATTCTGTCTTGAGCTTGTGCAGTTCCCCTTCGTCTGTTCCGATATATAACTCTCCTTCGTATTCCAGCGCGCACCGCGCAGGCACGTCCGTCCAATAAAACCATTCGTACCCGAAGGACTTTGACGGATTTACATTTTTTTGCCTCGCGTCCGCAATATATACGCGCCCGTTTACAAATAGGTAATAATATCCTTTAGAAACGCAGCATACCGCTTCTTCCAATCCCGGTTCCTTTGTCAATTCGCCGTTCACGTAGAAGCTTCTCACCTGCGCCGTCCGCTGTTGCGTCACCTGTGAGGTGTCGAGGCCGAATACTCCATCCTTCGCCAAAAACAGATTGTCGTCATACAGCGTTCCAAAACACCACCGCGAGACCGCGCCCACGCCCGCAAGCCCCTGCTGCGTCGTAAATATGGTATCGCTCCCGTTCAACGTCGCTGAACGCTTGAAAATACTCGCGTCCTGATCGTTGGCCTGTTTAATAATCATCAGACTGTCGTACTGTTTCAAATAGCCCATAATGGCGTTGTTTTCCGCGCCTACGACCGTATAATTCACATCCGGGAAATAATCCGCTTTTCCGCTCCATGAATACCAGTCGTAATTACGGTATTTATTGTTCCCGGAAATAAAAATGCGCGAATCACTGCCAATCCCGTAAAATGTGTTGATCGTACAGTTCTTCACCCGTTCCGCATACCCGGACACCCGCTTTGAAAATGTGATCCGCACGTTATCGTCACCCGTCGAAGCCACTGGCGGCGCGGCGGAGAACGTCACCCGTCCAGCCACGAGGTCCGCGGTATATCCCGTTACGTTCTGCCAGCTCCCGCTTGCGTCTATCTGCTCGCATTTCACGATAGAGTCGATGTTTTTCGTATCGAGTTGAAATACCGTCGATCCCGTTTTCCAAGCAAACTGATTGATGCGCTTCGGCTGCAAGAGATTCACAGGCTCATGTTCCGTCCCGCCCCCCGCAGGCTGCATTGCAATCCGCGTAGTTGGTACATAAGCACTTGCTTCCACCTGCGCGGCACTTCCGCTGCCGCTGTATGCAAGATAGTTCTCTCCGTCGAGGATATATAATTTTCCCCCATATACAAAACTCGTACTGCGGGCATTATTCATGGACGCATAAACACTTGTGCTCGTACCGTCTTCCACGTTTACATCAAATAGCCCAGCGCCCGCATGTACAAGCATTTTCCTTACTCCATCGCCATTCAGATAAGCGTGTATGCCGTTTATTCTCCCGCCCAGCGAGTCGCACACCTTTGTAAACCCTGTACGCTTGCACGGGAATCCGCTCAGGTCTGCAATCATGTTTGGCGCGTACGGGCTGCGTGAATCGTCTATCTCCGTGATTGCAGAGGTCAGGTCTACCCCTTTAAACCCCCTGTATGATTTTGCATAGGTCTTCTCCTCCGCCGGAGGATTGCTCTTAAATGTAGCCACTTTCTATATCCTCATATTTCGCTTCCAATACCTGCGTACGCTCGAACTCGTATTTGTTCTTATACTCCGCGCCAACGCCTTTGTCGTCGTCTGTGTAGATATACCCCGCGCACCCCATCGGCAGGATGTACCGAGTAAATTCGTCCTCATAGTCCACTTCGCCGTCCATATCCGCGATCAGCGGCATGTTTTGAAGCGGCTCTTTCCCACGCAGCGCGCGCAGGGCGTTGTTCGTTTTGAAATTTTCAGCAAGAATCCAGTTCAGCGTGCCCAGCCAGAATGGCTCATAATCCTGCTCGTCCGCCTGCTCGCCGAACATCATCGTTACCGCCGTTTTGAAGATTTCCCTTGCAGTCATCATGTTCACATGCCTTTCTCATTCTGCTTTTTCACATGCTCTTTCGCCTGCGCTTCCGTGATCTCCACGCCCTTGCCGATAAAATAGCGCGTTTTCATTGTTTTTTGCGGCGCAGGCTTGGTTTCCGCTTTCTTTATGGTTTTTGATTCCGCCTTTTTTGCGCCCCTTGCATCAGCCATAACGTCCCCCTTTGCTCTCTATGCTCCGTCCTGCCCTTTAAAGGGAGAGAGGCGAGATTCCCCGCCCCTCTTCTGTCCTTTTACGCCGTATACGTTTTTTCCGATACGCCGGACGGGAATTCCCCGTCTTTCCTGCCGTACGCTTTCATCGTCTGCCCGCTCTCGAGCGTCACGGATGTGCTGTATTCCTTCGCGCTCACGGAATACCTCGGGTCTGTGCCATCCGTTGTGTAGAAGAATTTCACGCCGTCCGCCGCCGTAATGCTCGCAGAAGCGCCCGTAAGCCCGATCACTGGGAGCGCCGTTACAGCCGCCGTGTTCGTATCTACATCCACATAGATTCCCATCGCCTTCGTGCCGAAGACAAACGCATCGTAATACTGCCGCCCTTCCAGCAGGTTCCCGGATAGGCCGGGCGGGTCTTTATGGATCTTCGTGTCGTCGAGCTTCACGGGAGCGCATCCGCTCTTTTTGTAGACGATCATAAAGTTCGCACCCTTCGGCCATCTTCCTTTCGGCACTTTAATCACCCGCATGCTGTCGAACTCACCGACCTGCCCTTTCACAAGCGATTTCACCGCCAGCTTTTCCGCGCCGATAAACTCCGGCGAAAGACGCAGGAATTTGTATACGCTTGCCGATACCAAAAGCGCGCGGTTTGCTTCCGGCACTTCCGCGTCATCCAGCACAACCGTACCGGACGCAATGCGTTCCACGACGTTCTCCTTGCTGATCGCCGTTGCACTGCCCGCTATCGTTCCCGCCGTGTTCGCCAGCCGTCCAAGCACATACCGATCCATGAGCGGAACGCACTGCTCGCGCACCTGCAATGCAAGGGCGCGTCCCGCAGCCTTGATTCCGTTCTGGTCGGCGTTGTTTCCCTTGTCAATGGTGATCGCAAATCCCTTGTCCTGCGTCAATGTGAGTTCCTGTACAGTGTCCTCCATTTCCTTCGGCTCGCCGTAACGGTTCGTCCCCTTGCGCTGGTAGTCGTTCATGGGCACAGTCTGAAGCGTGCTGATTTTTACAGTCTTTACTCCCGTAAAATCATACTCGTCCGATAAAAGCCCCTTAATCACGCTTTCCCTTACAAAAGCTTCCTGAATTTTCTTGTCATACTTGTCATGTAAATAAATAGGCATACTTGTCTCCTCTCTCGCCCTTTTCGCTCGTTTCCTCCGCTTATGCTTCTGAAATCTCGCCTTTCGGGCTGCTCGTCGCCTACCCCAACACACTCACTTTGTTCGAGTGCGCCGGGGACCCCTTTTTTGTTTTTTCCATTCTCTAAGCCATATATGTTGATCCGTTAATTGAATTCGGAATCAAACCCCGAAAGAAACGCGTCTTCCGCACCCTTCGGCGTTCCTTTTACGCTTCCCGTGGTCTGTTTCCTGTTCTTTTCCGCCTGCCGCGCTGCGGCAAGCTCTTTTTCCTTTTCATGCAAAAGGTATTTTTGATACGCAACAACCGGCGTTGCCCCCGTCTGCTCGATGTCTTTTATGACCTCATCCGGTAACTCCTTTACATCCGGGTACATCCGCGCAAATTCTTCCACGTTCGCGCGAATCTGTTCCTCCGCCGCATTCTGCGCCTCCTGCGCCTGCGCGCCTAAACTTTTCCGCATATTATCCGCGTTTGCCTGTGCGTCGCGCTCCACTTCAAGCTCCGCTACATGCCGCGCCATGCTTTCCTCTAGGCCTTGATCTACCAGCTGCGCCATGCGCGCCTCGATCTGCCGCTCGGCAAGCATCCGCCCGCCGTCCTGCAAAAACGCCCCAACATCCATACCGGACTGCGCTGCCAAACGCTCCACAAACTCGCGTTCCGGCGAAACCGTATTGACTGCCGCCTGAAGCTCTGTGATCCTCGAAAGCAACCCTTCCACATCGGAAGCGGTATATTCCCGTCCCCCGATCTCGAGCGTCGCCTTCTCCGCTGTTCTTTCGCCTTCCGGTTTTACCGCAGCTTCCTCTTTTTCGGTCTCCGACTCCTTTTCCAGTTCTTCTTCCCCGCCTATTTCTTCGGTCCCGTCAAAAGCCGAAACAAATTCCTCATCGTTCCATCCCTGCGCCGTTTCCTCCGGTGCAGCTCCCTCCCCACTGTCTGTGGGGCCATTCATTACAGCCGTTTCCTCCGCCTGCGTCATTTCTCCTGCCATTGTTTTTCTCCTTTGTTTTTTATGAGAAGCGCTATTTTGCGCCAATCATTTGCTCGACGAAAATTTCTTTCTTTTTTCCTCTGGCGGAACACTGCGGGTTTGTGCATTCCATTTCCAGCACTGTAAAAACCCGCGTCTCCGTGTCCGGCGAATCGTCGCCCACGCACATCACGCGGCTGCCCGCTACTTTTAATTCGTTCCCGCATACTTCGCAAATATCATCCTGCATTGCCTTCTCCTTTCGCTACCGCCAGCGCTTCAATGAGCCCGGCTTTGTCTTCTTCCGATATCTCCATCGCGTTTACCGTCTCCACCGCTTCGTCATCTTCCATCTGAACAAGTTCGGAAATAATACCATTTACCTCGTCCGCAGTCAGGCCGCCCCCCTGTGTTTCAGGGCCGCCCTGCTCCTCGATTCCAGGCAGTATAGGTTTTTCCTGACCTTCAATTTGCGGCGGCATCGCCGCCTGCGATTGCATCATTTCCTGTATCTGCTGTTGTTCCTTAATCCGCTCGATAATGCGGTTCTTGTTCTTGATATATCCCTCCGGTATCGCCTCGAGGTACGTCACCGCGTCCGGGATGATCTGATTTGACATCAGATTATCAAGCGTCTGCACCTGCATCAACTCCGACCAATAAGATCCCGCCCCGATGTCGATCTTGAGCGAGAGCGCGTAATCCCCAAGCAGGGAAAAGTCAAACTCGCCGCGTATGTCGTTCCCGTCCGGGTCCTTCAGCGTCACATAGCGCACCCCATAGTTCACGCGCATGATCTCGAGGAAAATACGCACACACGCCTCCACGAAGTTATAAAAATCCATCTTCTGAATATCCAGCGGCATCCCCGCCGCTTTCTGCACCGCTATAATCGCCGATGTGTTGTCCGGCTTCACATTCCCAAGAGCCGCGTCGCTCGCGCCCATCATGTTCCTTGTCTGCTGCACGGTCACTTCCGCCATGTTGACCGGGTCTGCGCTCATCTCCGGCGGACGGAACCCGGCAAACAGAGCCGTCGTCGGATCGCCGACCACTCCAACTGCCTTTCCGGGCGACGGGTCCCACCGCGCGATCTTGTTCTTGTCGTAAATGACCTTCGGAAACGCGCTGTCCTGCACCTGCCGCTGCGCCATCGCGTATATCTTGTTGACGAATATCTGGTTGGGTATCTTCCCGGTGATCGGGCTCACCCCATGATAACTGTTCTTTACACTCTCCCAACTCATCCATGCCAAAGGGTACAGCTTGTATTCCGTGTCCGTCTCTTCCTTTACGGGCGCGTCCCGCGTGCATTTCAGCGTACGCACAGAGCCTTTTTCCTTCCACATCTTTAAAATAACGGTCGTATAATCGTTATCGCCGTCATACTCCGTGTTGGTATAGTAGTCCTCATTGTCCGGCGTGACGCTCTCCCGCGGGAATCCGTTTGCCTCCGCTTCGTCCCGCACGTCCTCCGTCAGCCGCCTGTAAGCCAAGAGCACATACGGCTGTTCCTGTACGTTCTCCTCCGTCGGGTTGCCGAATAAAACATTCGTATTGTCGAGGACGTCCGCCCGAATGGTTCCGGTGTGCGCAAAGCCCGTTTCGGCATCCGGGTCGAACCAGAGATACATGCAGGCGTCCCCATCCACCGCGCAGTTTCTTATCGCCCGGCGGTTTTTATACTTGAGGTTCGTCTGCTCGATGATGTTGTCCACTTCCTGCGCGATTACCTTTGGCACAACGTCGCGTTCTGCCATCATACTCGCTCCCGCTCCATACGGAACGGGAAGCTCGCCTACCGACAGGCGCTCATCTGCCCCATAAAGCCCTCCGGCCTGCGGCCTCCATGCGCCTGTTTCCGTTTCGTTCCCCAGCTCCACGTTCACCGCCACATCGTCGGAGATCAGCATCGCCACGTAGTACGACACAACGGGCTTTAAGAAGTTGAACACCGGTTTGTCAAGGTCGGGCGCGTTCACGCCTTCCCATTGCTTGTCATTATAAAAATTGTTGTTCTGCTTCACAGTCTCGTAAAGCCCGATGGACTGATTGTAATTGATTCCCCTTTGGTATTCCGCCCACACATTTGATGGTTCTTTTTTGATTCTCATTCGCTAAAACCCCCGTTCTGTGGCCGCCCGTCATACGAAAGCATATTTGCAAGCTGCTCCGAAATAGGCAGCTTTCCCGCCTCTTTCTCCGGCTCCGCTTCTATCGTTTCCCGCCCTTCTTTCCTTACAAACGCGAACGGCTTACGCACATACGCGCCCGCCAAAAACGCCGCGATCATTCCAATAATCATAACTATGCTTTCCATATTTCCCTCCGTTATCGTCCGAATCCAAGCAGGTCGTCCGCTTGCTCCTCATACGGCACAAAGTCTTCTTCCGCATCCTCCGGCTCTTCCGCATGCCGCCTCTGCTGCCCGCGTATCTCGCCCGCGATCATGTCCGAGAAAAGCAGGTCGTCATGCTTTCCCGCAATCGCGTCCGGCCTTCCGTTGTCGTCATACACAAAGGTAATCATCTCCCGCAGCGTAGGAATATCGTGGAACAGCCGGATATCCTCGTCTACCTGTCCGACCTCCCTGTCAATGATGAGAGGCCGTGTATTCCCGTCCGTTTTCCAGCCGTATTTCTTCTGTTCCTTTTTCGTCGCGCTGTCATACGTAAGCCGGATATACTGCCGCGGGTACTGAAGCCGCTGTAATTCTTCAATGGGCGCGGTGTTGAAATTCATCTCCACGCCAATCAGCGCGTCGTTGTACCATTTTCCCAAACAATAGAGCTGCCATGTGAACGGACGCGATTCGTTTATCTGCATGTGCAGCGCCGCCACACGCTCTCCCGTCCGGTTATCAATCACCGTCGCCGCAAAGAAATCCTTTCCTTCGCCTTTCGTGTCCGCGCCGATCACGTAGGGAACGTATGGTTCCGGCTCTTTATAAATACGAAGAAAGCCCTGCTTTTCCCCGCGGAAAGAATACTCTGAAATCCTGTCCTTGCTCTCCGCATCGTTCCATGTAAATAAAAAACGCCCCGTTTTGGGCGCTTCCTCTTTCCCTATCTCCGCAATGCGGGCCATCACTTTTTCATTGTTAAACACAGGCCGCCCGCTCATCAGGAATGCTTCCTCCGGGCATGCCGGGTATTCCTGACGGAACAGTTCCGTGTCTCCCCGGCAGTTGTTTTTAATACACCACCGCCGCCATGTAAGCTGTTCGTCCGTCAGGCTGTACAGCCCCTTTATCTCTCGTTCTTCCGCAGTCAGCGCAAAGCCACTGTACGGCATCGCATATTCCGCGTGTTCCCACCACGCGCAGAACACCGGAGCGAAGTCGTTTTCCCCCGCGACCGCCTTGTCCCAAATGTCCTTGAAATCGTCGTACCCGTTCGCCGTCGATTCAATCATTACCATCGTGTTCGGCTCGTTTGGGACAGCCTGCAAAAGCCCCGTCAATATCTCTCCCTTGTCCTTCGGCCAGAACGCATATTCTGAAATATGCAGGTTCTGGAACGTGTCCGAACGCCCAATGCTTCCATTCCCCGCCGTCATACACTTGATCGAGCTGTTCCCGTCCGCAAAGTCAAAGATCAGCTCCTTCGCGTTACTCGCCTTTAGCTCCGGCCTTAAATCCTCGTCTAAACTCTCATAATACCGCTTGCTCATGCGGAACAGGTTGTCCGTCGCCACCGCCTCATGCGCCACGATACCGCTCGAAATGTTCGCCTGCGTCGCCGTGTCCTTGAAGATCATCGCTTCCGTCAGCGTGGAAAATCCCATTTGCCGCGCTTTCAGAATAATGGCCCGGATCGGCCTGCCTTCCCGGTATTGCCCGGCGATCACGCGGTATAGCTTCTCCTGCGCCGCGTTCAGCTTGAAATCCACAAGCCGCGCCTTCTTGTCCCGTATTTTCAGATGCCGCTCTATAAACGCCCGCGTATTAAGTGCCACGTCATAGTCCGTCCTTTCCACTTCGTTTCGCTTTCGCAAAATAACTGGTGAGCGGATAGTTAGAACTTGTCTCCCTCAAGCGCTTTCAGCTTCGATTCCAACGACATATTCCCCGATACTTCCACAGACTGCTCCTTGCGGTCTTTCCAGCCGCACCAGTTTTTAAGCGCGAATATCACCATCGTCACGTTGTACACGCCTTTCGCCCCGCCGTTTACCAGCAAGTCCGCGCGCAGTTCGTTAAACTCTTTTTTCATATCTGCCCAATACTCGTCAAAGCACCGCCGCACCGTATGAAACGAGCACTGCTTTCTTTCGTCCAGCCATCGCCAAAAACCGAACAGCGTCGGCGTTTCCGCGTCTCCCTGCTTCTGTGCTTCATAAAGACAGACCATATAGTCCAGTACATATTTTCCAAATTCTTTTTCGCTGAACTTCATCGGCCTGCCGCCTTTATTACCTGCCATATCTCCAATACTCCATTCTTCCATTCAAATCGATAAATATCTCCAATTCGGTAACTCCCGCCGCGCATCACAAACGCGGCCGTCTTTCTTCGGTCTGCCCTGCTGATCGCTATTGCCGCAGTTTCATCCCAGTAGTGCTCTGCATTGTATTTATCCATTCCATCACCCAGCCTGTGTATATATTCTCTCAGCCAGTCAAGATACGTCCGCATCTTCTTTAAATCCTCACTGCCGCCCTTCTTCGGCCAGCGGCTGTTATACTTTTCTACATTGCCCCACAGGTAACCTATGAATTGCTCCGGGGAAAGTAAATCTTTGATGTAGTCTATTGTTTCTATCTCCCTACCGTCGCAATAGTGCGCCGGGTGGTTTACATTGTCGTACTTCATAGCCTGAACCCCACAGTCTTGATACTTTTTTCTTTCCCATTCAGAACCAGCTTGTAAAACTTCTGCGCTGATGGTCTTAATGCCATCTCAACGGGGTAATCTCGATAGTCCATAAAAGAACCCGTAACAATTGTTTCCACAGGTTTAATCGATGCTCGCTTGTTATTCCCGTCTACATATATTTTGTCCCGTGGCATATCAGCAGGAGAATGTGTATGCGCTGATATGTAAAAGTCTATCCCGTCTATGGTGTCTGCGTAATGATAACGCATGGTCTTATTGGTCTTGTGCATCACACATCCGAAGTAGTGATGCTGCCTTATCGCCTTGCCCGTCCGCTTTCCTACACCGATATCCAGTATTCCCATGTTCTGCCTGTATCGATCTTCAATATCCAATTTACAGGCAACGTCATAAATTGGGAAACCGTCTGAATCTTTACTAGACCGCGTTTCATGGTTTCCGGGCAATATGGCTACGATCTTGTCCCGATGGTCGTATAATTCGTTTGCCAAAAACCGCTTTTGCTCGTGCGGACTCATCGTTTGCCCATATACGTTGCTCTTGCTCGTTTTAAGCGCGTTGTCTATCAAGTCCCCTGCATATATCACGTATGCATTAGGCTCTTTCAGGAGTGCCTTAAAACGCTCCCATAGAGTATTATTAAATGCAGGCGATCCGATATGCAGGTCGGCTATGCAGTAAATATCTATGCTATCAAATTCCATCGGTGTGTTGTACTGTATCAATGTAAAATCTTGCCTTACTTCAAACATACCTCACCTTTTAAACACCCATGCCCCGCCCCGCTGTTACAGTGTTTACTTTTCCCTTTTCTCCAAAACAAAAACGCCACCCATTCGGATAACGTTTTTTGCTTATATTTGCTTTAAGCCCGCTATTTATATGTCGCTGCGGGC